ATTCAAGATTTAAAGTTGAGCCTTGCTCTATAACAAATGAATATTTTCCTGCGCTCATATAGATAGTATATTTGTTATAAATATTAAGAAATATAAGAAAAAAAATTAGTCTCTAAAATCCTCGTATGTTTTTAATATATGTTCTACAATTTCATGTCTATGATTTTTCTTAAGAATAATAATTCTTACACCTTTAATGTTTTCCTCTAGTCTTGTAAAGAAACTAATACCAGAATCTTTTTTACCTTTAGGTAAATCTACTTGAGACATATCTCCACAGAAAATTATTTTACCACCTTTACCTAAACGCCCTAACATCATCTCAGTTTGTTGATGTGTGATATTTTGGCATTCATCAACGATAACAACCGCGTTAGGAAACGTTCTACCTCTCATAAATGCAAATGGAACAATTTCAATTTGATTTTCTAAAACCATTTTATCTATTTTTTCCTTATCATATAACATATATAAATTAGCATATATTGGTGCTAACCACGGATCCATTTTTTCTTTTAAATCACCAGGTAAGAAACCTATTTCTTCTTTAGATACAGTAGGACGAGTAATAATAATTTTCTCCATTTCCTTTTTAAAAACTAGATCTAAGGCTATTTGACATGCAAGTAATGTCTTACCTGAGCCTGCCATTCCTTTAATTAATGTTACTGGGTTATCTAAAATAATTTGTTTGGCATTTTTCTGCTCTTCATTGAGAGATAATTTAAATTTAATTTCTCCTTTTGGTTTTTTTCTTTCAATGGAATTTTCTTCGCTATGAGACATAATTGTTTATTAATAAATATTAATTAAAGACAAAATAATACTTGAATGTGATATATTTTAAATTATATAATTAAACATATTAAAGAAAGAAAGCCGAGCTTACAGGCTCGGCTAACTTTTTAACTATATGTTAAGTTATGCTTATAGAGTATTTAAACCACTAACATAAATCTTACCATAGAACTCAGGACGTAACATCTTCTTAGCGTAACGAGTCATTAAACCTTTACGTGGAGTGAAGGTAGTAGGATCGTACACAAGCGGAGTCATGATTAATGGAATGTAAGGAGCGAACACAGCACCTGTTTCAAGGAACTGCTTACCACGGAATCCCATCAAGATAACGTTCTCAGTCATATAAGGATTCTTATAAACTGTGTAACGATTATTGATAGCGCCTACTTTCTGAACACCCATTGCATATTCCATATTAGCAACATCACCGTTAGTGTTAGCAGCAAATCCTGGAATTGACTCTAATACAGTAGCAACTGTAGGAGAACATACTAGGAAATTTGCACCACCACGTAATGTTAATTGGTGAATCTTGTTAGAAACTTTCTGCATCTTAGTACCTAAAGTTTGGAACCAAGTACCTTGAGTATTGTAGAATCCAGTTTGGCTAGTAGTTGATGGAAAATCAAATCCATTAGTATTTGTTGGATTGTAAATACCATTGTTTAATACTGTCCAATATTCTGTTGCAGCAGCTGCATCTTCAATCAACATGTCTAAGATTTCAAGATCAATTTCCATTGAAATATACTCACTCATAATGTTTGTTAATTCAGCTTCAGCATCAATGTTTTGGTAAGCATTCAAATCCTGAGCAAATTCAGGTGTCCATACTGCTCTTAACTTTTTAGTCTTAGCTGTAATTGCTTGAGATTGCATCTTAATGTTAATCTCTGGAATAGCAATTGTAGTTGCACTTTCAGCATTTGGAGTTGAATAAGTTGGTAATGTTGCACCTGTTGGATCTTCGAAATCTCCACGAGCATTATCATTAGTAGTCTTATTAAAGAATGCTGTATAAGAACCTGTAGAAGCGATAGTAGCACCTGATGCTGTGAAGAAGAAAGAAATACGTTGGTTAGTGTAATCTAAAGCTGTAAATGCAGGTAATGACGTTGCTACAGTGAATGCACCTACTCCTGTTTCAGTTGTAGCAGAACCTGATACTAATACAAATCCACGAACTGCATCCAAATCATAATTAGATAAAGCAGAAGCTGAAATTGTAGCTTTTAAAACTCGACCTGCAGCAGCTGAAGCTGATAATTCAGAATCAAAATTTACTTCAGCCCAAGTAGCTGCTGTGATACTACCAGTAGAAGCATTAGCTGGAACCGCAGTAGAACCTGATATTAAACCTAATACTGATGATGAGAATTGGTTAGTGGAGTAAGCAAAACGACCTGCACCATACAAACCACCAGTTGTACCAGTTGTTTGGAAAGGATATTGACCGTTTGGATTACGAGTACCATACATAGAATCACCAGAAGTGAATGGATTCTTAGTAGTACCGTACTGGAAATCTAAGAAGAATACAAGACCAGAAGGTAAATTCATTGGTTGAACGCTAACAAATTCTTTCGCTGCGATTGAACCAAATACTTTACGTACTAATGGTAATGCAATACCTGCCCAGTTTTCAGATTGGCCTGTAGTAAATGTAGCGCCTGTACCAGTTTGGCTAACTTCTACTACTAATTGTTTTGCTTGGTTTTCAAGGATAAGTGCCATATTATTACGGTCAACTTCCGAACCAAAGCCTTCAAGTAAGCCTGTCTTAGACCACTTGGACGCTAATTTAGCCGCGTCACTTTGAAGTGATTTCCACGGATTAGCGGATTCGAGTAATGATTGAATTGAACTCATGTTTTTTCGTTTTTTTCGTTTTTAAATTATTTTTTTCCGAAAGCGAGCTCACGCATACGAGAGAAGGCATCGTTTTCGATGATTGGTTTTGATGTAGCACCACCTAATACTTTAGATGCTGAACTCATTGATTCTTTGATAGGAGCTTTAGTAGTTGATACTTTTAAGCTTTCTGTTAAAGTTTCGTATACAAGTTGAGCTTCTTGTTTAGTTGTTGCTTTATCAAATGCTGTTAAAACCTTTACCTTTTGTGATTCAGTTAAAGACTTGTTACGGAAGATTTTGTTGGTGTAAAGAAGTTTAGCGTTTAACAAATTAATCTCATTAAGTTCAGACTTAAGAGTTTTAACTGTTTCACTAAGTTCTAAAGATTCTTTAGTACCAGTACTAGTAGCACTAGCAGAAGCAGAACTAATGTTCTTAAGAGCTTGTTTTAATTCAGTTGAATTAAAGTTTTTCTTAACCCAATCAATTCCTTTATCTAAAGCTTTAGCGACAGCTTGAATAGCCTCGTTATCTCCAGAAATACTAGCACCAGATTGAGTAGCAGTTAATTCATCTAGCTCTTCATCCATAGATATTTCAGCTAAAAGTTCATCAATATTGATTTCTTCTTCGTCATCCATTTCCATTTCTTCTTCGCCTTCAGCGCCTTCTTCATCTTCCATACCTTCATGACCAGCTTCTAATTCGCCAGCTGAAACCATGTCTTTAATTACATCTTCAATAAATGATTTAAGATCTTCTTCAGACATATCTTCGATTTCCATTTCTTCACTTTCTTCTTCATCTTTTTCTGCTTCATAAAGATCTTCTTCTTCATTAGTAGAATCAAGTTCAGCTAAAAGTTCATCTAAAGAAACTTCTTCGTCCATCATGTCTTCATCGTCCATCATCATTTCATCCATTTCTTCTGCTTCTTCATACATTTCCTCATCCATCTCATTTAGTTTTGCAGATAATTTTTCTTTGAGATAGGGAGTAAATGCTTCTTCAAGAGCAGCTTTTGCATTTGCTATAGCGGTTTCTTTTACAGCTTTAGCGTCTGCGATTGCTTCTTTAAGCAAATCTCTGTTTGTTGCCATTTTTCCTTAAGTTTTTGTTTGGAAATACGCTTAATATGAGGGGACCTCGAAGCGTAATAAATATTAAAAGTTTAATGCCTCATATAATTGGGCACATTCTAATATACATATGTATGGATTTATGTAAAATCGCGAAGTGTGAAAAAGAAATGCCTCCTTTTTGGGGAGGCATCGATCTTAAAATACTATTTTAAGAGGGGTTAAAGTTTATTTTTTAGAAATTTTTCAAATGAAGTTTCTATACCTAACATTCTGCATTCTTTTTCTCTATAATATGCTGCTTTTTCATATTTGTTTTCTTTAACAGCTTTCCACTTTTTATATATAACTCTTTTAAGATTTTTACTTTTCTTCATATTTATCTCTTTTACTTCTATTATCTGAGTGATATAAAGGTTGGGTATTTGAGTAATTAAAGCATTCTTGTTGTTGTTTAGAATCTGTTAAATCAAAAGCAGCACATGGTTTTATATGATCTATCTCCCATAGTATTCCATGATTTTCCCAAGTCATATCTGGTCTAAATTGTTGTTCTAAATATTGTTTATAAAATTCAATTGAACATCCTATTAATTCTATTGCGGAGTGGTGTTTATTTACTTTGCCGCCTGAGGTATGACGTTTGAGTGCATCTAAATATCTACCTCTAAGGTTAGCTTTAAGTTTCCACTGTATATCTGTTTGGCGTTTTAATTTGTTATGTTTTTTATTTTGTCCTGTTCTTTTTTGATATTCATTCCATTTTTTATTAAAACATGTTTTACAGTTTGCCCCGACTCCAAAACGTCCTTTTCCAGGTTTGAATTCAGTTAATAACAATTCTTGTTTACAACTAGTACATATTTTATATCCTTCTTTTAAATTTTCTTTTAAACGAGGAGATTTTTTAGTGTGATAATGTTTGTTATGATGATCATGACAACATTCTCTACATTCACGTTGATAACCATCCTTACGATTTTTATTTTTATTAAACTCAATTAATTCTTTAGTTTTATTGCAAGTAGGACAAAGTTTTGGCATATCTATATTTTATTATAAATATGCCAAAGATTTTGAAAGAATACGTTGGATTAAAATATTGGACAGGTTCCGTTTGCGCAGAGAATTTCAGTAAGTATAGAATTAACTTTAGAATATGGGTTAATCGGAGATGATAATCCTTCATGTATTTGTCCTACTGGGTACATGAATGATCCTGGATTAGATGGGGTAGAAACAAAGTCAAAACAGAGCAACTCGAAGTCATCTTGTACTTCTAATACTTCACCCACTTGTTTTAAACTACCCATTCCACGAGATGAAACACCTACTTTGATTCCTGCTCCAATTAATGATTTTAAGATATTACCTGATGGAGTAGGTAAAAGTTCTATTTTACCCATAATATTTTCTCCGTCCCACCAAATTTCAGAGATGTTATGAGATACGTTTTTTAAGTTAATTACTTGAGAGTCGGGGTGATCTAATTCACCACATGCTCTTCTTTCTTTAACTAAAGGCATGTACTTATTTATTTCGCGCTCCCATAAATCTTTTGAATAATATCTACCATTTCCATTTTTTACTTCGGGAGTAGCTAATACACCTTCAACGAGAGGATTTCCATTCATGCTCTTACCTTCAGTAAGAGATACTGGTGATACGTTAAATGGACGAACTTCTACTAATAGTGATTTCATGTTTATTTTAAATTTTTAGCATAGCCGCCCATTAAATCATCTTTAGTTAAATCATAATATGACATAAGAGATTCTAATGAGTTAAAAGGTCCTGATTCTTCTGGTTGGTTATCTTCATCATACATCATCCAACCTTCCTCATTACGTTTAATAGTACCTTCATAATCATTAGTTATAACTTGAGTAGTAAATCTATCCCAATCTATTTCTTCTTTAATAAGATTATGAATTATAGAACGAAGTTTTTGTTCATTAGTACTTACATTAGGATTAGGTTTTTTAACTAAAACAGATTTAGCTTCTTTTTCTTTTTCCTCATCACCTGCTGCTCCTTGTGGATCTATGCTTTCATCCATTTTATACCAATTTTCAGAATCAAAGGGATCTATACCTTTTGATTCAGCACCTCGTTTAGTGACAATAGTAAATTCAGATACTTTTGAATCAGGAAACTGATCTTTCAAATCCATTTTACAATATTCTTTAATACTTTCATTATCTAAATTCTTATATTCCCAACCGTTCACTACTTTGTTATCTGATTTACGAATAGCAAAGTGAGTATATGTTGGATCTATTTCGGTATTTTCTTTTAATTGACTAGTACCCATTCCTTCGTAATGAAGTAATGAATTAACTAAATATGAATCTAATCTAGGTTTAGTTTTAGTTGCTTCAATGTTTTTTAAAATGGTTACTTTATCTTTTTCATTTATACCTGAGGCTTCGATATGAGATTTGAATAATGCTTTTGCTTTATTTAAATCTTTTTCAGTAAATACAGCAGTGGCAATTTTTTCTAATGTTGATTTGATATCAACTTTAGCTTTCATTGGTTTGCTAGCTGCTTTATCATTTACACCCATTGGAGCATCGTCTGGATTTTCTTGACCTAATTCAAATTTATTTGGATTAATATTTTCTTTCAAATCACCATATCCGCTTGACTTATGTTTACCTTTTGGTTCTTTAGGTTCACCTAAACCAGGAGCTTCAGTTGTATATCCTACACCTTTAACTCCAAACTCACCATCTTTAGTATAATATAGACAATCTTTAGCTAAGTTTTTAACAACCATAGCTTTGATTTCGTCACCTGTTTTTTCCTTATTTTTATCATCATACATTTCAGCGAAAAAACCTTTCATGATTTCGTTAAAATTAACATTATCAGTATTTTTCATGTCTGAGTTATTGTATGTATTTTTTTGATCGTCTAATACTTCTTTAGATGTTTCTTTTTCAGTTGCTTTAACTTCTTCACCTAAAATTTTCTTCCAATCCCATATATCAAATCCCTTACCTACAACACCTCCTGCTGCTTCACTAATGATTTGTTTAGATTTTAATACGTTTGTTGCTGTATCAAAGTCTGAGTATTGATTGAAATATTGAGGAAATATTTCTCTTGCTTGTCTTAAAAATTGAGCTTTATTTCCTTTGCCACTCTTAATTGAGTTATAATGTTCTTGAAGTGTTTGTGCCATTTTATTTTTTATCTTTAACTAAAGTAATTATATCATCTAGGTAATCTACAATAAGGTCGGTACTATATTGTACTTTAAAGTCTGGAGAACTTTTATAGTAATCCATTGTTTTGGTTTTAGCTTGTTTTAATAATGGAAGTAAAGTGTTTAATTTATCTTCTATTTTATCAAAATCACCTACTCTATTAGTAATAAATTGTGTTAAAGCAGGATCAGTTAAATTAAGATTGTTTATATAAGTATTAGTTGCTTCTTCTTCTAATTTCTTTTTCCATAAATCCTTATGGTCAATACCTTTAGCTTGTTTATGAAGTTTTTTAGCGTCAACTGGTTTCCAACCTAACTTATAGTAATATATGTTTTGTGCTCCTTTAGCTTTTTTATTTGGATTGAATGCGTTTGGAGTAGCGTAATTTGCTCCTTCACCAGGTGTAAATGTAGCTGTTCCAGCTCCTGCTCCTGTAATACTTATTTCTTTTAATTTATTAAATATTACTTCTCTAAGTGCTTCCTCATCTATTGATTGTAATTTTTTATATTCATGAGGATATTCTTTACGAACATGAGTTCTAAAAGCATTCCATACTGTATTAAAAGCGTTATATATTTTTTTAAAATTTGGATCTTCTGCTATTTCCTTATAAGTTGAAAATCGTTTAAATTCTTTATTAAGTGATCTAAATGACTTATACATTACATTAAAATCAGGAGTATACTTTACATCCCATGTGATAGATCCTGTTTCTGGATCTTCCTCAGATTGTTTTGTAGAATATCCTCCGGGTGTAAATTTATTTACCGCCATTTGCTAGTTTAAGTTCTTCTATTAAATCACAATATTGAAGTAAATTAACAATATTATCATTATTTACTTTATCATTTTTATTTAATTCAATTAATAAATTAGTTACTTCATTAATTTTAATTTTAGTGACAGGATTAGCTGTTTTCTTATTTAATTTAATAAGATCACTTTTAAAATCATTAATTTTGATATTATAAAACTCTTTAAGTTTAGTAGTATTATCAACACTATTTATAAACTCTTTAAGAATTGATTTTTTAGTATTACTAAAATCTGAGTATTTATTATTGAATTTATCTAACAGTATTCTATATGTTAATATGCGTGTATCTTTATCGTAGTGACTAAATTCGTTTAATACTTCGTCATTAGATTCTTTTAATTTAATTTTAGATGAAGTCAAATGTTCTAATAAAGATAATTTATTAGAAATAGATTGTTCATGAGAGACATTTTTACCATTATTATATCCTTCAATTAATGTATAAATAGCTGCTTGAGCCTTATAATTAGGTAATTTCGTTTTAAAGAAATCTTCTAAATTATAATGTTTTTTAATTTCATTAATTAAGTTATATTTTTGTCTCTTGAGCACGGATCTATTTAAATGTTTAGAACTTTCTAAAACTGTACTTACTACAACTTCTGCTTTTCCTTCTGTTAAATTAGTACGTTTAAGCAAGCTATCATATAACTTATATTCACGACCTAACTCAGTTTTACTAAAATATTTTTTAAGGATATTGGTTGCTTCAGAATTTTTACCTGACAATGTGTCAGAGGTTATTTGTCTAACCAATAATTCGAAGAGAATGCCTGTATTCTTGAATTTCGAATGTTTTATAAGCATTTAAAGTTGTATTTTTTGTTATAAATATATAAGATTTTTTAATCTCGCAATTGATTTTCGTCAAGTAGTGACTCTTTCGCTTTATCTGCTTGAAATACTAATTGTTTTTCCATACTATTTAAAAATTGTTTATTCTTTAAATAAGTAGTTTGAGCATTTTCAGTTAGTTGTTTAGACATGCCGCCCATTTCATCATCGTATTTCATAGCTGTTTTACCTAATCTATCTTTACCGAATATATTTTGTTGAGTATTTATACTACTTACTTTTTCTTTTGGTCTACCTAATGTAGCGTCTTCACCATATCCTGCTGGTACATTTCCTGGATCTGATACTACTCTACCTTTACCATATAGTGATGCTAAATCGTGAGGCGTACCATATGATTTACCTGTTTCTAGCGGGTCATTTCCTTCTTCAGTTACTTGAGCTAATCTAAACTTACGTTTAGCATCTTGTAAAATTAAATCTCTTTGTTCATCAAATTGATCTTCACTAAGATGCCATACCGTTTGATATATAAAATCAGATGAGAATAATTGTGCTTCAGCCATATTTTTAGATAATTCTACTTTTTCTTTCATTAATGCAATACGTTCCTGATCGTAAATGATTGATGGAGTTGTTAATGAAATTTCGAAGTTAGTTAATGTTTCTCCTCTATATCCTTGAGTATATAAATGTACTAAAGCTATTTTATATAATTCAGATAATAAAATACGTTGTAATCTATCAATTGTACGAGCAAAACGAATATCTTCAGCAGCTAATGTTGCTTTACCACTTAAATCTTTTTCGTAGCCCATAAATGCTTTAGGTACTTTAAGAGCGGCAAATAACTTATCTCTTAAATAGACTACGTCTTCTATGCCATTATAGTCTAAACCTTTAGTCGTTTCTATCTTAGTTGTTTGATCGTTTCCTCTAACAGGAATATAAAAATCTTCTAACATATTTTGCATGTTATATTTTAAGTTATATTCACCAGTTTGTGGATCCATATAAGGTGTTTTTTTCATGGTACGAATTGTCTTCTGCATGAAATTTTCTACCTCATTAGGAGGAATAGCACCTACATTAATATAAAATACTCGTTTTTCTGGGGCGCGAGAGATTCTATGAATTAACATAGCATCTTCCATTAATGTGTATTGTTTAAATAATTTACGAGCTGGTTCAATATATGATCTACCATAAGGTAAATAGTTAACATCTGTTAATAAACGGAAGTGAGCTATTTCATAGTTATCAAAGAAAATACCACTCTCATTATTCTTTTGTCCAAAACTAGGTACTGAGAATTGTCCTGATCCTGCTGTACCTGATGCATATCCATCAGGGCTGAATTTAAATCTTACTGATGTTGGTGCTTCTGTGTTAAATCCTTCTTGTCTTTCAATATGATAAGCAGTGTAAGGTATAACATTATATACACCAAATTTTTCAGCAATTTCTAGTTTTAAAAAGAAATCACCATATTTACACATTTGGCGAGCCCAAGACCATAAATTAAATTCAATATTTAATATATCGTAAAATAAGTTATATAGAATTTTTTGTACATCCTCATCTGAGCTGCGGATTTGGAGTACTTCGCCCATTTCATTTTTTAATGAACATTCATCTGAAATAATATCTAATGCTGATGCTATGATAGCATCTGTATCCATAACATCATAATCTGAATATAGTTGGGGTCTTAAATATTGATAATTAAGATTTAATTGTTGACCGTAAAGTGAGGTCGCATTTGATGAGTATACTCTACTATATCTATCAATTAAGGCATTAGTTTCATATTTACCGCTTGTTTGAATGGAATCTACGTCCATTACTTTGATTTGATTTCCACCTTCGTTACGAATAATAACGTCTGTTGAAAATAATCTTTTTAATCTTGAAAATACATTAGTATCTGCCATTTTTATTTTTTATTTTTATAATAACCAACTAATATCTTCTGAATTATTATTACGTGTAGGCATATGATATGGATTATCTATTCCTGCTGAGAAATAGGCTCCTTGGTGTTGAGAAGACCGTGATATATTATTTATTGCTGCTTTTGTTAATTCTATTCCTTGTGTTTTATTTTTTAAAGCTGTATCTCTAATATACATAGCTATACTATAAGACATAACTAAATCATCATTATATCCACTTTGTGCTTCAGCTCTACCATTTTTCCAAATAAACACTTTCATTTCTTCAATCAATCTTTTTGATCTAATAATAACACTATGATCACCGAAATATTCTCGTCCTTTATTTATTACTAATGGTCGTGTTTTTAATGATGTTGTAAAACCTGGGGTCATTTTAGATATATCTTCATATTTACTAATATACGAATCAGAAGTTGGGGAATCACTCTTTGGTGAATAATAGAGATTTTTATAATTTCTTTCTATAATTGATTCTATTGTTGACCAACCTATATTAGCATTTTCAACTACTAATAAAGCCTCATTATATTCAGTAGCAATACCTACTAACATATAACCAAACTCTTTAGGTGATAGTTGGCTGTTATATTCTGCTACTTGTGCATTTGTTTCTAGATCAAATATATGGAATGTAGAAAAATCCTTTCCATCTCCTCTAGCTACATCTGCTACTACTATATAGTTTCTTGTGTAATCTGGTGATTCCCAGATCCATAAATTTTTATCTACTCCTCGTCTTTCCATAGGTTCAACCACATGAGTAGTCATCATATATTCAAGATGTTCAGGGTAATAAACTACATCCCCAGATGTTGTAAAATCACAGTCACATTCCTGTGCTGCTAATCTAGGATCACCTAATTCTATATCTTGCTTATCTCTCCAGGCTTGATCACGTTCAGGATGAACATACCAAGGTAATTTAATAGGTAAGAAATTATTTTCTTGTGCTTCTGCCTTAACCCATGTTTTGTGAAACCAATTACCTGTACCAAATGGAGTAGATAGTACAATTGCACCACCACCAGTTGCTAAAGTTTGTTGTGATGAAGCCCAAATCGGTTCAATACCTTCAATAAACGCTGCCTCATCTATAATTAGAAGTGAAACAGCTTCTGATCGACCAGCATCACTTGCGGCGGATGTAGCTTTAATTTGAGAGCCATTATTTAATCGTAATGTTAATTTATTATTTTCATCAGATGGTACTTTTAACCAAGATGGTAAATTATCATACATGAACTTAGTTTTAGTAACCATATTCTTAGCAGTTTCCTGCTTAGTTGCAATACAAAGAATATTTTTATCTTTATGAAATGTCATTAACCATAAAGAATATCCTGCGGCTAATGTTGATATACCTAACTGGCGTGATTTAAGTATTAAAGAATATGGATTGTCTTTCCATAAATTTAATACTTTACTTTGAAATGGATAAAGATTAAATATAACTCGTCCACGTTGTGGATGTTGTATGTTACAATATTTCCGCATAAAGTGCGCCGGATCTTTTGCACATTTAGTATATTCCTCTCTAATAATTTGTTTTAAGTCTTGCGACATATTATTTATTTAATTCACTGTTTATATAGTCAATTAACTTAAGACCTTTTTTAATAAATATTTTCTTAATATTATCTTTTATTTTATAACTATCTATAGCTGCTTTTGCTTTTGCTTTATCAGTGGCAGATGTTTTCTTATCATTTAATATTTTTACTTTATTAACAATAGCTGTTTTATATGTATTAAACAATGTTTCTTCTTCTGGGGATAGATCAGCGTATGTTTTACCAACTGTTTTTTCAAGTTCTTTATCATCTACTGCAGTTGGTTCTGCTTCGGATGATTCTTCTTCGTCATCTTTATAATAAGTATCAGTTGATTCTTCTTCTGGTTCTTCATCGGGGGTAAGTGTTGGTAATTCTGGTTCTGTTTCAGATGATGATTTTTCAGGTTTAATTGATTTTTCTCTTTTTTGGGTTAGAACACCAGCCATTCTAAGATTAGTAATCACAGAATTAAGTTCAGAATCATTCTTAAGACCTAATGCTACTCCTAATTCTTTTTGAGTCATACCTTCTTCACCAGCTGTTTCTAACGCGTCAAGAAGTGCTCCTGTTCTACCTGAGGAGTATATTTCTTTAGCTAAAGCAAATTTAGCAGGATCTTGTATTTTAATTTTACTACCTATATTGGCCATTTCTTCTAATTCTACATCACCGCCTGCTTTTAAATCACTAATAGTATTGATTTTAGCATCTGGTTTTAATGAATTAAAATTAGGATCTTTTTGTATTTTTTGTACTGCATCTTTACCTGCGTATGTGGTCTCAGATAGAGCTTCTACAATTTCTTCTTTAATATAATTATATAGATCTTTACGTTTCATTAGCTAATTTTCGTTATAAATATTATAAATTTAAATAAGATTTTATCTGTTTTATTCGATCTTCAGTAGAACCGGAGATAATTGCGAAATTTCTAATTTTATTTAAATGAGATGAACATAAATATTTAATCATATTGTCTATTAATTCTCTATAATTTGAATCAATAGTACGAACTCCATTATCTTCAATTGGTACGCCAGCAGGTGTGACATAAAAAATCCAATCATATTCTTCTATAAATCTAGAAGCATATACTTCAAAAGCATCTACCTCAGAACTAGCAATAGAACTAGCGCATAATGCAAACGCCATTACATCTAAAATAGTTCTATCAGTTATAATATTTTCATTTATTAATTCACTACAGCGTTCAGCTAAAAATATAGTTTGTCCCTTTAATGTACTATCTGTATTTAAAGGAATACCTAAATCACGTAAATATTTACTACGTTCTGTTGCAAATTTATAATCTTTAAACTCAGGAATATCTTTTAGTTTATGAACTAGGGTGCTTTTTCCAACAGACATAGTTCCACAAAATCCTATACGCATATAATTAATGTCTCATTTTAGCAACGCCTGATTTATACCAAGGTAAACCAACGCTGTCTTTTTTAACTTGTTTAAAACTATCTTTGGTATAAAAAATACCATTTAAATAATATTCTTCCTTTCCATTAGGATGAACTAATGCTGGACCTTCAGAATTATGTAGTTTACTGTCTTTAATATAACGAACAGTTCCATCAGGAGATTTAAATCGTTTTACGGGATTTGACATAACTTTTTTTTTATTTTAATATATGTTAAATTTTTAAGTAAGCCAAATTTTTGATTTATTTATATCTCTCTCATATAAATTAGAAAATCTTCTATAATAACTTGATGTTCAGGAGAAGCATTTCTAAATGCTTCAATTATAATTTGATTTTGATCTTTTTTACCTTCTGTTATAAGTTGCCTCATAGGTTTTAAAGCAGATTCAGCTAACAATAAATTATCATTAGTGTCGTAATCAGACATATCATTTAGATATGATTCAATTAATTTATTTAGATAAGCACTCATTGATTAAGGTTTTAATATGTTTAAATAATTCATTTAATTTATTAATTTGGCTATTTAACCACTGAAGTCGTTCACCCATTCTTTTACCACTCATAGGTGTTTCAATATTAGATTCAGGTATATACTTTGTGAATGGTTTCATATATTCACCACCTGTTAAAAATATAAATTTATCTTTATTTAAATTAAGACCATGAGATTTCATTTGGTTGGTTGTTTCAACACCCCATTTTTCTTTTTCATCTGCTGGCATTTCTTTGAGTGTCTTATCATATGGTTCTAATTCTTTGTTTAAAGGAACTAAATGATGTTTAGCAGATAAGATAAACATTTTGTCTGGTTGGAGTGATTTACCGTATTCTAATGTTTTTTTAAACATAGGAGAAGCAGAGTAGAGTTCCTGTGCAGGAGCTTTATGATCTAATTTGGACTTAGTACAACTTAATAGTACAATTTTGGCCATTTATGTATTTTATTATAAATATTAGAAAGGCACTACTTCTTTAATTATTTCTAACTTATATAAAGTATTTAAATGTATTTTAGTACATTGACAAAATATAGATTTATATTCAGGACATTTTTCTAAAACCTTTTTTATTACTTCAAAATGGCCGGTTGTTTTATAGCCCCAACAATCAAAATAGTTTTGTTCTTTTCTTAAATTTTTATGAACAGCATGGTAATTTTTGTTATCTAATTTAGTTAATAATTTTTCAAATATACTAGCTAAAAATAAAATATATGGTCTAGATTGGTCATATTCACAATTTGCTATAATTTCTCTAGCTATTTTAGTATTACCTTCATCAGTACTATTTAACATATTATATAAATTCTCATATATTTCTAAATCAATAATTGTATCTTTATTTATCTCTTTATCTATAGATGAGTCAAGAACAACATGTAAATTATATTTTTCTATATTTTCAAATAATTCAATTATAAATTTTATATTATCACATATGTTTTTATTCCCATGAAATTTTATAACTGGGAATCCTTCTATTTGAGGATGTTTTTCAAATTGAGAAAAAAT